GGGGATGGTCCGGGTGACGATGACGTGGGAGGCCACAATCTGCAAGCGCTCGGCCGTGACCGACTCCCGGCCGCCCATCGTGCGAATCGAAGCCCACCGCTTGACCCGATCGGCCCACGCGAAAAGCTCGTGGCCGTGGTCGTCCCGCCCGCTGTATTGCTTGGTCTGATAGGTAATCCGCTTATCAAGCTCGCCCGCGTTAATGAGTTCCTCACGCATAAGCGCCCCACTCATAAGGGGATAATAGCGCGCTCAATCCCAATTCAATGGCCTTGGGCAATTGGCCGGCCGGGCTGGTGGCCTCCCGGTTGCGATACCAATGCGCCACCAGCAAGAGGCACGCCGCCTTGACCCCGCCCGGGATGTTGTCGTCTTGATCGGGGGCCGACGAATAACCGGCCGTGAAATCCACCCGGGTCGAGGCCGCCCCATGCTGGTAGCGCGCATAGGGGAAAGGCACCCCATAGGCCGGGATGACGTAGCCTTGAAAGTCGCCGGCCGCCTCGACCACGTAAGCCGCCGGGTCGAGGATAACATCGGAGCCATCGAAACTTGTATACGTGATGGCCTCGACCGAAACGAGCGGGGGATAAGGTAGGGGGATGATCCCGCTGGAATTGAAATACGTAAGCTCTGGTGCATAACTCTCAAATGCAGATAACGGCATCTGAAAGGGAAAGCCGCCGAGCCGCAATTGGAACGTGCGTCGTACGAAAGCCCGAGATAAGTAATTCTCGCAATGGTCCCGGGCCGCCACGATGAGGCCGGAGATAAGCGGGTCATCATCAGTCATATCCTCATCAATCTTGCATTGGAGCCGCGCGGCCGCCAGCGTCACCGGCTCGGCCGCCGGCTGGCCCGTGCGTACCAGATTGAGGAAGTCTGAGCTAATCATGCGCGCCCACCCCGGCCCCACGTGGGGATTACTTGCGCTTGCCGCCCTTGTCGTCGCCGTGGTCGTGCGGCCCCTTGGTGGGCTCTTCGCCCGGGTGGGCACCCTTGGCCGGGTCGGGGTTCACGTGGCCGCCGAGCGGATGGCCCGGATTCTGGGCTTCCCCTTCGGCCCGCACGTCGGCCGGCACCACGCCGGGCCGTGGCCCCGCCCCGTGGCCGGGCCGGGATTCGGCCCGCTCCGAGCCGGCCCGGAACATCTCGTGCGAGGGTGGCAAGGTCGGCTCGCCCTTGGCCGCGCGGCGCCGATTCTCTTCCTTGGCCCGCTTGATCCGAGCGTCAACATCCGATTGCATGTCGGCATCCTCATAGGTTGCCACCATGTCGAGGGCCAGCGCTTCGGCCCGCCCGGCCGGGATTTCGTGGATGTCGCCGGGCTGGTGCACCCCTTCCGGCCCCGCGTTGCGATCGTGAAACTTCATCGCGTGCATTTCTTCCTTCGGTTGCTTGGCCATGCTCCATCCTTCACGGTAGGGGAAAGCCCGGGAGCCGAGCCCCCGGGCGGGTGTGCATCGTACGATGGTTTATCGTGGGTCCGGGGCTCACTTGGTCTTGAGCCGCACGAACGCCTCTCCGAGCACCGGCGCGCCGTCCACGAACGATCGGGAGATAAACCCGATCTCGTTTTGCATCTGGAAGAATTCATTCAATCGCGTGATAAAGAAATCACGAAACTCGGCCACCGCGTAGTAACCGAAGTTACCGAGGATGGCGATGTAACTCCCCGTGGTCTTGGTCGTGGGCGCGTACTCGCTCACGGCCAGGGGCACGTCGAGGATGGTATCGGGGCGGTCGCTGGCGAGCCCGGCCCGCCAGATGTATTGCCCCATCGTATCCTTGAACGTGCGAACCTGTTGAACGATGGGCCGGCCCATCACCCACCGCGATCGATCGTCGAAGAAATACGGTTGTTTCATCCCGTATTTCATGGCGATGAGATCATCGGCCGCGAAGTCGGCCACCACCGATGAGAGGATGTCTTGGGTGGTGGGAATCCCCTGCGGAGAGGCCACGAACACACCGAGGGGTTGCCCGGTGCCCGAGCCGGTCAAGAATGCCTTCTCTTGAGTAACCGCATTCTTATATGCGAGTTCCTCATTGACGATCTCTTCGGCGTCAACCCCCGCCTCGATGATCCGAATCGAGGCGCGCACGAGCTTGGTGAGGGTGTGCGGGGTGAGGTCGCGCCGCCCGAACGATAGCGACGTGTCGGCCGTCACCGGCGCGATTTCCGTCGTCCAGTCGGAATCGTCCACGCGGGTGAGCATCTGGCGCACGCCGATGGCTTGCGTCGTGGTCACCTTGTAGTATCGACAAATCTGGCGAATAAACACCAGATTATCGATTTGCTTGACGATATCTTCGGTGGTCTCGACCGGGGCCACCAGATAGCCGCCTTGCCCCTGATTCTCAAGGATAACGTCGGTGCCCGCCCGCGTCTCGCGGGGGAAGGCAAGGGGCTGGGGCCGCGTGCCCGTGGCAAGCCACGTGTTGTATTCCTTGCGATACTCGGGCCGGGTGTGGGCCAAGTCGCAACGGATGCCCCGCCGATTGCCGAGCCCCACGCCGGGCTTGGCGTGCGCGAAGTAGAGCCGCCGGGAGCGTGAGCCCGTGGCCCCGCGCTCCCGGGTGCCGTCGTCGCCCCCGCCGCCGCCGCCGTCCTCATCGCCCTCGACCGTCTCATCGTCCGCATCGTATCGTTGGAATTCCTTGATACGTGCGTCGTGTTCGTCGATGGCCGTGTTGAGCCGGTCAAGCTCGGCCCGCTCTTCGGTGTTGGTGGCCCGCTTGTTTTCGCTCTCGGCCTTGTCGAGAATCCGCCGGCACTTCTCGACTAGATCCGACTTCTCCCGCTTGCGTCCGACGATTTGCGCCGTGTACTTCGCCACTGGTGTAGCTCACGCATGGGCCATGCGTGCCAATGGTAAACCATGATCGAAGGATCATGTTACCATTGATTCCCGGGCCTCCCCCGTGCCTCTCGTCAAGACGAGCGGGGGAGAGCCCGGGATGGGGAGCCTCGACCATCCCCCCACCCTTGGGAGAATTTAGAGGGATGTCTCGGCCAGCCGCAAGAGTAACCGATATCGATCATCAATCCAATCCGCTTCCGGGGTCGATTTTTCGACCGTGGAGCGGGCGCGCTCGAGAAGGGTGAGCGTCGGTTGATATAAGGGATTGATTGAATCCGTGGAGCGAAGCCCGATCGAGGTTGCGGGATAGGCCGGGAAGCCCGTGATGGTCACTTCGTAAAGCTCGGCCTTCTGCACGGTGCGAAGGATGGTGCCGTCTTTCTTGAATTCCCACGTATCTTCGATCTCATCGAACACGAACGACATCCCCGCTTGATCGCGCCGCCGCACGGACACCACGCAATCATTGCCGTACGATGTATTGGGGATGTCGATGGATGCCTTGAGCGCCTCGGGTGTGTCGACGATTCGGAGCGTCTTGGCCGTTTGTCGGCCGATGATCCGGGAGGATTGATGATCGATCAAGGCCACGATGTCGCGGGTGCCCAAGGATTCCCGGAAGGCTCCCGGGCTGAATTGCTCCCGGAAGCCGAACATATCCACGGAAAGACTGTTATAAACAACCGCCTCCCCGTCCATCACGGCCACGGTGTCGGGATTGTCCGGGACCATTCGCAGAGTGGCCCCGTGAAACAATCGGTGTTCAAGCATGGGATTGGCCATTGTCCTCCCCTCCCGGCATGGGCTCGCCGTTGGCATCTTGGCCGTGGGCCACGTGGAAAATCTGATTGACCAGCGAATGGGGCAGGGTCGTTTCCCAGCCGTCGAACGTGCGGCCCAAAGCCGCGCGGGTGTCGTCACCCTCGACACATACGAGGATGCCCGATCGGCATCCCGCAAGCATGGCTTCGGCCACCCGCTCGGCCGTGGGGGCCGTGCCGCACACGGCCGCCAGCATCCGGCACGGACTGGCGAACATGGCCGCCAGCGTGGGGGGCTCAGCCCCCAGCATGGCATCGAGCGCCGGGAGGATGGCCCCAAGCTCGCCCCGCTTGAGCGCCCGCCGGGCCGCCCCCACAAGCCGGGTGGTGGCCCGCCGGGCCGCGTCGAGCAAGAGCCCGCGCGTGGCCTCGACCACGTGGGGGGGCATGCCGTCGCCCTCATAGGCCAGCGCGAGCGGGCCGCGAGCCCAAGCCCCTTCGGCGCGGGCCGGGGGCTCGCCCGGCTCG